CGGTGGTGATGCTAACGGACCGGGGCCGTCCTGCACGGTCTAAATGTTCTGCATCAGCGTTGGAAATGGCCATAAGCCATGCCATCGCAGCCTCGGATTGCTCATCCTCTGGCTTGTTTAGCAGACACTTGAGTAACGCACCCACCCCGCTGATACCTGATCTAGGTATCTTGGGGCGGACTCTCCAGCCCTTAACCAAGGGGCTGTGGAGGGTCGGATGAGTACGCTGGGTTTCATACCCAGACCAGCTTATCCTTCCAAGCGCGGATGATTCAGGCGATACCGCAGGATAGTGCGTAAGCACTTCCGACAGGTATCCGTCGAGAAATTCTGCGGCTTTCCACAGACCGTGCATATAGCACTGGTTACTGAGGTCAACCGCAGAGATGAGTCGTTGTGCGTGTACACCCGAAACGATTCCTTTGAAAGGAAGGGTAGCGGGTTGTATTGCGCCCAAAGGCTCACTCTCGCTTCGTAGCCGCTTCGGAACATCTCGAGATCTTCCCAATCTCTTGGGTAGACCACCGAGGCCTGTTTCGCGACTACGAGTGCGAGATCTCTCGTCGTCATTATCATCCATACCGTGTTCGGGTCGGGACGGTGGTTCTCTACGGACTCTAACGATGGAAACATCGTGTCCATTGTAGTACTCCTTTCCGCAAGACTCTCTGAACCGTCCGGTCCAGAAAGACTTGTTCGAATTTACCTTGAAGCCATATAGCTCAAGGTGGTCGACGACCCGTTGCACAAAGCGAACGGGGACGACAATGTCATCTCCGTACACTCGCACCTCAGATCGGTACCTCATAATGAGGTCCGTGTCCACACGTGCTCTTGACCTATTACCTCCTTCATCGGCAATCGCTTCCGCGATGCCCATAAAAACTATGGTAGAAAACACCATAGCCTCAATGGGGAAGGTAAGGGCCGAACCCATAGACGCGAACTTGGATAGGCGGATTACGCCGTGTCCAGGTACATCAGCCTTCCGGGACCGTGAAGCATCTACCCCTTCTGCAAGGTTGGGATAGTTCTCCATCATTGCCCGTACGAGCTGATTAGAAACGCGGTCGGACGCTTCACTAAGATCTAGTGTCGCGAGTTCCCCGGAAAGGGAACCCTCACAAGCCAGTCGCTGGTTAGGCTCCTGGTGCGTGAAACCGACTACACCGAATCCCACGTTGTAGTCATAAGTCTCCCCATAAGAATGGGGAAGATTTCTAACTATACTTGGAGACTCGATGTATTCAACGAACCGAGCCATTAGCCCCTGCTGCACGTACTGCATGCAGGTAGGTTCAATGGCGATGATTCGAGGCGCTTTTAGCGTTTTAGGAACGGTTATGACCCTTACAGGTCGCTCCGCTCCGGGCTCGATGAAATTCACTAGGGGGAGGTACTCTTGATGGTACCTCATGGAAGGAATGATGAAATCACTCCAACTGAAGACTCTTTCGAGCCTCTCAGTCCACTCGACCTGATCGAACTTGCGGTTTCCCTTAAGTCGATCAGCCGTCGCCCCAGGTCCATGGCGGGGGATGATGCGATGGTTATAGACATCTTCGTCTATTGCCTGCAACACTGTTCCCCACAGGACCGTCGACGCATTGCGAAACTCCTCCACAAGGGAGGGGGATCGGTCCGCGTCGAGTCTGCGAATTTCATTCTCTGTCTCGATATAGCCATCGATCGCCTTCTGTCTCCTGACCTCAGAGGTTGGGAGCAGAAGTTTGCCAAACATCAACGTCAGTTGACGGACGGCGTAAATTGCATCGATGTCAGGCTCTTCGAGAAGAGCACCTGATTTCCGATCGAAAATCAGACTCATGAACCCACAAAGAAATTGTGGGATCACGCCGGGTCCCTCGGTAGACGGTATTTTCCGCCACCCTGGGAACAGCTCCCGAGTGACCGTCCCAATGTCTAGACTTTTTTCGAAGTCTTTACAAAAGGCGGGCAGGGTAATAGTTAGAAAACTATCACCTTCTGATTCCAACCGACTCTCAACTATTTTGTAGTCGAGAGCGGCGCTATCAGTGCAGCATCTTGCAGCCAATTCATTGGCTACAACCTTCCAGAACGACTTTAGGTCGTACATGCATTCCCCTTTCAAAGGGTGGATACTTGCTACGGCTACAGAGGTCGCTTTGCCGACAGACTCACGTCTGTCAGCCTTTGTCACAGAGAGATTAGGCTGGAATGCCTAGCTCTCGCCACCAAGAAGCTTGGTGACGTTGGCACCACTAGAGGCAGTGAGGTACGCCGTAATGGCGTCCACGATCTGCTTCTGCTCGGCTGCAGTATAGCCCGTGTCAGGAGCATCGAAAACGATGTTCACAGACATGTCGAACGGCCTGTTAAGGGCCGGCGACAGCGGGTCAGCTGCAACCTTGGAGTGGTGCAAGCGGATACGGTGTCGATTACGACGTCCGTACGTGTGACTGATCTGCATATCGACGAAACCGTCGGCAGACCGGTAGCCCGCGCTGTTCTCCCCTGTGGTAACACGGGGAAGGGACACAGCAACCGCATTAATTGTGACTGACTGAGGATCGGTAAAGGACATGTCATTCTTTCAGGATGACAGGAAGGTCTACATTTATAGACACAACCTTAGTGGACCGCTAGTAGGTAACTAGAGGGATAGCCGCGGCATTTGGCTAACGCCAACTGCAGCGGAGATGGCAATCTGTCTCGGGCTAAAAGACCCGATGTCGATTCCGAATCCATATGGTGTCGCCCTAAGACGTAACTTGGATTGACCTCCATGAGCTTCACGGAGGGACACAAGGCGGGTTGAACCGCCGGGCTGATTTATATAGCCCTGCCAAGTCGTATGGTGAAGTTCACGCGTTGAACGCATGATATAACCATACTTTAGGACGAGGCTGTCGTTGGAAAATGCTGACATGTTCGCAAGAACATCACCAGTATTTGAAAACCAATCGGCAGCCCAAGACCATGGCGCGAGATTCCAGAGTGTGCTAGGCGTTAGACGAGTACCGTAGAGTTTGTTAACTTCGGCATCCCATCTATCCAGGTTTCCTATGAAATTCGTAGGTTCCCTAGGCATAACATAAGAATAGGCTCCTGAAAACCAAGTTTTGGTTTCAGAAGTACTATACTGGCTATATCCGCCCTCTATAGGCCCGCTTCCGATCATCCAAGCATCGAGTTGGGACCCGTCACATTTAAATGGCGAGTACCAGGACCATTTAGGTCCATCTGGCTCTGACTTGGATTTCTGAACAGGAAAAGAGTAACTCCTATGTATGGAGTTACCCGCCCCTGAATCCCGATACATCTGTCGAAGAACCTTGTTAGACTCTTTGACGGACTTGCCAAAAGAAAGCAAGTCCCTTATCATCGGTTTCCACCCGAACTCAACGTTCAGGTACTCGTCACCCACAGATCGTAGGTGACGCGTTCGGTTAAGTAGGGTTGAACCCACAAACCGAGGGAAGCCCTCACGGGCTTCACCGATGGCGACGGATGCGCCGGAAATGGGATTGGTGGGGACAGTCCGAGAGATAGCAGTAGACCCAGCAATAATGAGGGAATCAAAATTCCCAGGTTTCGCAGGGTTCCTGCCAACGTCCGTAGGATACAAGGTCGTACCCGGGAAGTTCGCGCAATGAAGCGTGCCCTCGTACCATCTCCCGAGTCCTTGAGCAACCACTTGGTTGCTGTCGGATTCGTAGACGCTCTTGGATGACCAAAAAGGCCCACCAACATCATCCCCTCCCAAACGGAAGGGATTATGATCGAAAGTGATACACTCAGCCTTTTCTATAAGTACGCGAGGAGGAAGAGCAACCGGTTTGTCATTATAAAAATGCCAAGAGCCGTTGCCGATCTCCCTCCGTACCTGCTGAGATTTGTAGACCACTTTAGATACCCTTCAGAATACGTCCATATGGACAGTGTCTTGAAGTTGCAAGAAGCGCTGATTAAGCGCCGGGCCCTCCCATCTG